GAGTCTTGCTATTTCTGCAATTAACCAATCTTTTTTATATCCTTGTTGATGATTTACAATTTCTTCTTCAGTAACTAAAACTTCACTTTCATCATCTTTTAAATCATATGTTATTGTCATTTGTTTAACCTCCTTATTTAATAGTTATTTGCCTACTTCCGATTGTGTCTACTTCGTAATGTATTCCTGCGGTTGCAATTAAAGCATCGCCAACATATTCATCTCCCGTTGCTGCTACCCTGGATAAAGTAAACATAAACTGGTCACCTATTAAAAAGTTAGTTCCTGTTATAGCTGCAAAATCTGAACGCACGGTTTCATATTGTGTATCGAATGCAGTATCGGGACTATCAATAGTTACGGCAGCGTCTAAAGTTGCTCCATCTCTCATTACAATATATGTTAATCTCCATTGTACATAATCAGTTCCAGAAGGTGCCCAATTTCCATTCCAATGAACATGAAATACTAAATTAGTACCTTGTTTATAATCATGTTGTAATTCAAAACCTCCATGGACTTTTTCACCAACTGCAAACCCATAAGTTTCAATTGTTGTATCATCTCCAGCTTCATCAACAAAAGTTGCTAGATCTGGCGCAGAAGAAGCGGGTTTTGCTAATAAATAACCTGCTATATTAATATCTCTATAAACTGACTCTTGTAATTCTAAGGTTTTATCCGTTCCACAACTAATATTTAAATCGTCTGTTGTTGATATAACTCCTTGTGTTCCATTACTTGAAATTTGTAAGTCTGTTGAGGTTGCCCCCATTTTTAAAGATTTATTATCTACATTAATTTCAATATCTCCTGAAAAATACGCATCTACCCATCTATAAGTTGAAGCCCCTAAATCTTCTGTGTTATCTGAAAATGGTAAAACATTCCCATCAAGATGAATTGAGGCAGTATTAGGTTGAATTAGGCATTGTCTTGAAATTCCTCCAATTCCAAAACTAAAGGTTGGAGTTTCTGCTGCTGTTGGATAAACATGTAAAACTAATGCGTCTGTGCTTTCAATATCTTGGGTTTTTATATCTTCAAAAGTTCCTGTTCCTGTTGTGGTTAAATCATTTGCTCCTAAATTGGTATTTGCATTAAGTCTTATTCCTGTTGTTGCTCCAATATCTATATAGCCATCATTTAAACTATCAATATATTCGTTTCCATCTGTTTGGGTAAATATTATTTTATCTTTAAATATTGATTCCCCTGTAACCGCTAATTCTAAAACTTTACAAATTCCTGTTTCTAAAACTAAGGTGTCTGTCACCGTTCCTGCTGTAACACTTTTTAAAGGATAAAAATAACCCCCATTATAACATGAGAGATAAAAGTTTCCTGTTGAAGTATAAACGCCTGTACCACTAAAATTAGCACCATTTGCAAAACCAAAACTTGTTATAGGGTCACGAAACCCAATAGCCACTGCTCCACTATCGCTCCCAATACCTATGATATTAGAGAATAAATCCATATCAAACCATAAACTTTCATTAAATCCACCAGCTTTTAAACTTGTAAAAGTTATTTTCCCATCTGTTGCAGTTGCAGAAACACCAGTTGCAGAACCTAAGATAGTAGTTGGGATTGTTCCCGAACCAGTGATTGTTAAATCTCCAGTAATATTTGTATCTGCTTTAAGATTTAATACACCACCCGCAGTTTTAAAATTAATTTCCCCAATATTTGATAGTGGGTCATAAATCCATTCGTTATCTTCTGAACTATCACTATTTACTAATTTAAAAGTTACAGGGGTTGTTGTGTCTGTACTTCTTACACTCATTGAAGTTGACACTAAACTTAATGGGCTTATTATTGGGGAGCCCATTCCTGTCCCATGTGCGGTTATTCTTGGCTCTTGTGCAAATCCTAAATCTATTTCATCTAATGCAATATAAGAATTATCTCCTGTTATTAATTTTGGGGTTGTTATTTCGTCGGTTGTTATTTCTTTTGATATAAATTCTTTTGTGTGTATATCACTTCTTACTGGACTATCATCAAGAATTCCTTTTGATTTTGCTCCTTCTGAAAAATTAGTATTTGATTTTGGAGCATCATAAGTATTCGCAATATTTTTAGGTCTGCCCATAATATTGCATAGAAGTAAACTTAATAAACTTTTAGTTTGGCGTAAGAATTCCTGCTGTTTCTAACGCGAGTATAATTGCGTTAGCTCTTGTTATAACATCGGCTGCCCCTGTTGCATCTGCTATTGCAGCCTGCGGGGTTGTAGTTGCTAACTCAATGCCTTGTCCTGCGGTTACCATTTTAAGGAGTTTTCACAATTTTTATTAAATGATATCTTGCGTTTCCTTGTCCTTCTTCTACATGTAATTGATGAGAATCAGTTGCGGGAGTTGTATCAGTTCCTGTATCCCATGCAGCAATTGCAAGGGCTAATGTTTTATAACTTCCAACCAAACTAACAGCAAGCTCTCCTGTCATTTTAAGCCTTCTCAGAAGGTTTTTTTATCTCTGCCTTAGGTTTGTTTATAGAATCTTCATACGCTTTAATATCGTTAACTATTGATGTTTGTAAGTTCATCCAATCAACATCTTTATTTCTGTTTTCAAAAATAGCTTTGGCTTTTTCGTCAACCCATTTCTTTCCCCTATTTATCATTGATTGTTTTACCATTTTTAAACATGTATTCCTGTTATTGTATAAAGAGCTTGGGGGTCTGTTATTTGAAGATGTCCCATCTCCCATGCTCTAACTTTAATACTCACACCTTGGTCTACGATTACCGCAGATTGAAGTCCTGTAACTCCCTTCCATGTTGCAGCTCTATTTCCCATGACAATCATGGCTTCATCTGTACTAACATTTGTACTTACTATAATTTTTAATCCTGCAATTTGCCCAACTACTCCATTACTTACAACATCCGCAGTTTTAAAACTAGGGTTATTAATAACTTTAGAATTCCTTAATAAACTTCCATAGTCGAATGGAGTTACTAATAAATATCCATTTTGTAGAACATCGTAATTATTCGCCATCATCGCAGCTTCACCGATTAATATATCTCCAATAGGGTCACGATTAGCAATTGTTACGCTGTTCCAATCATCCGACGCTGCAACAACTCCACTTGTTGAACCTGCCGCGGTTAAAGTTGTATAAATATAAAGGTCTTTAGCATTAACAATAGCTTCTGCAACTCTAAAAGCTGCCCTTGCTTGTGTGTTAATTGCATTTGTTAAACTATCTTCGTAAAATATTAAAGATTGTCCCATAAATTTTTTATGATATGTTGTTACTAGGGTCCAACTTGGATGAAGTTCGGGAGGTAAAGCTCCTCTCGCAACATCATTAACACTTCTATTCCCAGTAGCACTTAAAGGAGTAGATGTTTCTCTATAATAGTTTTCAGAATTATTAGAAGATGATTCGTTTAATAGAACTTGTGATAATTTATATAATTTATTAGCAAAACCTTTTACAGCTCTCTCAAAATTCTCTCCTCTTATATCAACTTCACCGATTGTATCTGCCATTTTATATTTTGTTTAGTGTTTCAGTTTATTTAAATCTTTCTGTTCAGTATTGATGCCCTACATTTATTAAAACAGCTCCACTTGCTCCGCCTGCAACGGTTTCTTGTGCGATTCCAACTTGAGAGTGTTGTACTTCACACCCATCAGACACGGTCACCTCATTTGCAACAGCTCCCGTTTTTACTAACGCGCCTAAAACCATACTTTCCGCTGCTCCGCATGTCATATCTGCTAAACAATGAGTGATTACAGCGACTTTAACTTGTCCATCTAACGCTTTTTTCTCCTCTTTTAAAATTCCTATAAACTTTTGTCCAACTCCACTCGTAGCTGTACATGTTTGAGGGCTAGAAGTTAATTGCATTAATGTTCCTTTTGGGATTGCTTCTGCATCTAAAACAATAACTTCAACACAATCTCCTTGATTTCCTAAAAGAACTATATTTGTAGCTTCATTCGCCATTATCTATTTATTAATACGGCTTGCGTTCCAGTTATTGTAGTTTCTAAACCGATTCCAACAACTTCTCCCGCTGTTGCAATAGTATCGCTATCTGCATCTGCAATTGTATTTACTCCTGAAATTTTTTGAGGTTGTCCTAGTGTTCCACTTGCCGAATTTTTACACTCTGCAACACAATGAGTTATACACGCCATTTTAACTACGCCATCAGTTGCGGTTTTCTCAGTTGCTGCAATTCCTGCAAAAAACTTTCCGTCTGCGGTAGAAATAACTACGGTTTGAGGACTAGAACCAAATTCCATTATAGAACCTTTTGGAATAGCTGTGCCTGTTGCAACGGTGTATTCAACTGGGTCACCTTGATTTCCTAGTAAAGTTATAATGGTTGCTTCATTCGCCATATAAAATCTACTAATCCAAACTATTTAAATCTTTCTCCATTAGAGATTTTAAATAACTATCAATTTTTAAAGCGTAGATATGTAATTTCATTTGTTCTTCATGTGCTTTTATACTTTCTCCAATAGAAATTATTTCTTTTTCTAGTTCTTCTTTAGTTAAGAATTCCATCTTCTTTTAGTGGGTTTACTTCTCCCCTTTCAAGAGCTTCTGCATATTGCGTATCTGTTAGAGGTGCGTTTGGAATTGGAGCAGTTCCTGCTGGGCTTATTCCACCTAGTGAATTTAAAGCTTCTTTTCTTTCTAAAAGTTTTTCTTCTTTATCAAGATTTTTTGCTTTTAATTCTTCAGCTTCTTTTGCTATTGTTGCAGCATCTTTTGCGGCTCTAACAATTGCTTGTTCTTCTTTATCCCCATCTTCTTCTGTTCCAGTTGCTTCTGTCTTAGCTTCAATTTTTTCCTCAATTTGAGGGTTAATTTTTTCTTCATCCATGTTCATAACCTCCTTTCAGTTTTGTTTTAAAGGGTTTGGGATTGTTATTCCGATAACTGCTGCGATAGCTATTAAAACTATCTTTAGTAATGTTCCGTTGATACCTTGACTCAGGGCGTAACATTCTAAAATGGTTAGGCAACTCAATCCTACACATACAACCTTCCAATCCACTTTTGATATTTGTTTTTTTTTAGTCATTGTTATTTCTTCCCTTCTTTAGTTAAGGATATGTCGTTAGGTTTTGCTGGGTTTTCTTTTCCGTCTTTCTTTTCATCTTTAATTAAATCATCCATGATACTTGGTGCGGGCTCTATTTCAAAAGTTATGTTAAGTTGAATTTCTGCGGCTTCTTGATTGTATAATTTCATATCCCAAATTTCCTGCTCGTAAGATGTGATTATTACTTTTGCGCTTGCTTCTGTTGTCATTTCCCCCCATCCCATTACAACTTCGGGCATGCCGACGCTGGTGATAAATAATCTAACTAAGAATTTTATATAAGCTAAACTATTAATATCATTTGTTGCAAATTGTGGGCTTGAACTTCTTTTAATTTCTCCTATCACTCCTTTTGGGATTACAATACTTTCAGATTTTTTAAACGCACTATTAATAACAGCTTCTAAGGAATTTAATTTTGTTGTATCGCTTGTTTCGGCTTCATAAAACATAATTGGTTTTACTGTTCTGTGATATAAAGTTCTTAAATCTCCAATTGCTTCATTTCTTGATATTATTAATTCTTCTAATGCTTCGGGGAATGGGATGCCGTGTATTTCGTCCGCTTCTCTTTCATAGCATAGATGATAAATTTCTTCTACTTCGTATCTTATAGCATTACCTTCGCCCAAATTTTGCTCATATCCCACAATAATCCCTTTTTCGTTTGCAACTATTGCAACCTTTCCTGCATTAAGTGGTTTTAAATTTGTCATTCTTCCTTGTTTATCTTTTACAATATGCCCAAAACTATCTCCGCAAATTATAGCAACTTTCCATTGATTTTTTAAAACAGCTCTTGAACTCTCTCGTCCGATTCCTCTTATTCTTTTTAATTTTTCTTCATTCTTTTTATCTGCTTTAATCTTTCTTCCAAAAGTCCAACTAACAAATTTATTAACAACACTTCTTAATTCGGGGATTTTTCTACAATATCCATTCCATTTAGCAAAACTTGGAATATAATAAGTTTCTTTATGATTAGAACCATCTGTATCTTGACTTGTAACTTCAAACTCTGTGCCTTGATTAGAAAAATCTGTTGTTTGTCCTGTTCTTAAAGTTGTCATGTAAATTGATGTAAAGGGATGTATTTAAATGTTATGCAGTATATTCTATTGATAACCACTCTAAATCTATTTGGATATCATCTGTATCTCTTAATATTGATATAAAAAATGCCATGTCTTGAGTTGGAAGGTTTGTTGTAATGTTTGATTTTTGTCCGTCTATGTTAAATTTTGCATAAGTTGTAGACACTTCAATTTCAAAATTAACCCATGTATTATTTGTAATATTTCTTGTTGCTCCGTTTGTGTCTAAAGGTCCTGCTCCTTTTGTTTCGGGCGTCCATTCTTCAATATCATCATTTTCGTTTTTATATTCTGCATAATGTGTCGTAGAACCTAAACTTGTTTCAAATCCAAATCTTATTTTTCCTGCTCCATTTGCTGCAATATTTCTTCTAACTCGTCCTTTTAAAACTAAATTTCCATCGGATGGTGGTGATTGTAATGCAAAACTTAAAGTTGAAAAAGCTGTTCCAAAATCTACAATTATTGAAAAAATACCATCTGTCACACTTACATCTCCCGCTTCTGTCCAAAAAATAGAATTTAAAGTATTTCCATTAAAAGGCTCGGGAAAATAGTTAATCCCATTTGTGACTTTTAAAGCACTATCATCTTCAATTCCTTCGGGTGTTGCAATTTCTCCAAATTCTAATTCAAAAGGTCTATTAATTATTATATTTGGGATGTCTAATCCACCTTCATTTCTTATTTTTAAATATTGAAATCCTGTTAATTGATTAAATCCGGGTAGATTTAGAACCATTTTATACCCCTAAGAAATCTTGAATATCTGCGTTTTGCAATAATTTTTCTATTGCTAGAATTCTAAAAATATGGATGTTCAATAAATCTTCCCCTTCTTGTCTTGTAGTATAACTATTTAAGTCATATTTAATCGCTTCCATTGCAATACTTCTTGCAACATATTCTGACATTAAAAGTTTGTAAACAGCATTTAAAGTTCCCCAATTTGTTACAGCGTCGTATTTTACTAAATTACATAAATAAGCTTCTGCATATGTTCCAACTAAATCTTGCATGGTTGTTGTGAATCCTGCTGCAACACTTAATCCCATAAATCCCGCTACATCTGTTGTATCCGCCAACATTGTTGTATTTGTATATGCCGCCATGTTAAAATGAACGCGCGAAAATATTTAAACCTTTGTATTTCACTCCATGCGCTGCTCTAATAAGTCCTTCTGTTACATGTGAATCAATCCCTGTGATTTTAGCTTTTCCACTTTCTTCTGAAAACTCTCTTTGCATGCTTCTTAAACTTGCTTTTACTTCTTCATTATCTAGTAATTTAATTTCTCCCATCTCCATCATTTTCTTTAGATTTGCATAAAGGTCATCCTTTAAAATTCCTTTTTTTCCTTCTTCTTTATTGTAAGGTCTTGATGCGTTGTTTACTTCCACAACTTTTCGTTTGTTTTCTTCATCTTCTCGTAGTATATCGCAAACCGTGATTCCCATCCCTCCGCTGTCTATTAATTCCTTATTGAAATTATATATTTTATTTAATTCGATTATCTTTCTTGTGCTTTGTGGTATTGGGATGTTTTGAGTTTGGATGTGTTCAATTTGCTCAACTGCTTTTGGGTCTGTTCCGTCAAGAATTTCATAAGTAAAATTATCCGTTATTCTTCCAACATCACAACCAATAAAATAATCTCTGTTTTGTACAATATTTTTTCTTTTTTCTAGTGTACAACATCTTAAAATTAATTCTTCTGAAAAAAATCTTAAAACTTCATCAACAAACTCTCCTAAATACATTTGAGCATATTGTGCCTTTGTTAAGTTTTCTCGTTTTGATTGTAAAAACGCTTCATCTTTTCTTGGACAATCCTCACTAGATGTGTGGAAAGCTGTGAAACTTGTGTCCTGGAAACATTGATAATAATAGCCTTGTTTCATAAATGGTGTTGATAAAAGCCATATACTTCCTCTTGTTATTGCTAGTGCCGGAATAACTGAGTTCCATACTTCTTCAGGGATAAATGCTGCTTCATCTGCAATTAATAAATCTATTGTAAACCCCATGATTCCGAATCCAGTATCTCCCGCAGGAAGGCAATGAATTTTTGAACCATTTTCTAAATTAATTAAATGTTTTGTAGGTCTATCTTTTCCTTTAGATATTTGTTTTCTATCAATATCATTAATATTAAAAAGAATCTTTGCAAATAATAGTCCCGCTTGTCGTTCTGTCTTAGAAATTACCATAATAAGTTTGTTAGGGTTTTCGATGGCGAATCTTGCTGCTTTTATGCCGATTACTGTGCTTTTGCCGACTTGCCTCCCCGAACGCAAAACCATGTTGCCTTTTGTTTTCATAACTTCTATTTGCCAGGGGTCAAGATGGATTGTCATATTTTAAAAAATTTTTCTGTGGGCTCCTGTTTACTCATTAAGATATTACTCTAAACCTCGTTATATTGATGTTATTACTCTATTATTCTCTATTACTATGACATTCAGGACATAATGTTTCAAGCTTATCAATATCACATAACAACTCATTAGTTATTAACTCAATGATTTCATCCCATACTTTAATTCCTTTAACATGATGAACTTCAACCTTTTGTTCAAACCCTTTCTTCTTTGATTGCTTAACCTTACAATCAACACATCTATATTCATCTCTCTTTAAACATTCTCCTCTCTCAACACTTCTTAAAAACATTTGTCTTAACATTCCTTTGATTCTATTCCTTGGTGTTCTTTTCATTCTTTAGTTCCTCTGCTTTAGATGATGCTTCTTCTGCTATCTTCTGAAACATATACATCTTCCTTACTATGTTTAAGTTATTATCATATTCACTTATTCCTTTCTCTGCAAGCATGATTGATATTCCTATTCTCATTGCTTCACTAAACTTAATTCTATTATTCTTACACAACTCATAAAATTCAGGAGTAATATTAACAGATGTTCTTATTAAAGGTATTGCAAATCTTTGTCCCATGGTATTAATATGTATGCATACATCTATTTAAACATATCTATGTTGTATTATATATATATAAAGATATATACCTTTTTACTACTACTACTCTACTATGAGATATATACGTATACTTGACAAGGGGAAATAGAATTATTAATATCAATATTCATAGAGTTATTCGGTATACCGAATATAGATAGTATAGGGGGAGGGGGGCGAGCGGAGCGAGCAGGAGGAGGAAGGGAGGCGGGAGCAAATCAATAAGCTTAGCCGAACGGAGTGAGGCGGCTTATGTATTTGCTAGGGGGGAGGGAGGTTCATGCACTAGTTTGAAGCTTGCGAGGCAAGTTCAAACTTGTGCTTATGGGGACTCTTGCTTTACGGAGTAAAGTTAGAGCCAATTCTGAGCGGAGCGAAGGATTGGGGAGGGGCGGGAACGGAGTTCCCGCAGGAAAGGCGGGAGCCGAAAGCTTTAAGTTGGGAGCTTGCGGAGCAAGCTTCTCTTAAAGCTTTTTGCGGGCGGAGCAAGCCAAAGCGGGCTTGCAGGCATAAAATAAACGAGCGGAGCGAGTGTCTTGCAACAAAACGCACAGCAATTAAGAATAGGCAAGTGCTAGCTTGCCTAGGCTTGAAAACTATTTAAGCTTTTTGCTTGCAAGACTACAAACCTTTTAAGCTTTTTTGCAATCCTTATTTTTGCTTTCAAATATTTTTTGAAAAACTTCAAATCCCTTTTAGCACTTCGCTTTCTCCTTTTACATCCCATCTTATTTGATAAACTTCTCATATTTTTTTTACCTTGTATAAGATTAAGGGGGGCTTTTAACCCCTCCTTTAAATCCTTTAACTCCTTGAAGTCCGTACCCCAATTGTCGCACAGAATGATATCTCTATCATTCAAACAACTCTTACAAACTACTGTCCAACCATTCTGGACTAACAATTTATATGCTTGCTCACCTATATCACTACATTCATAGTCATACGAAAACCTCCTTATTATCTTTTTTCCCTCTCTATTTTCTTCTTCTAATTGCACTCTTGCACCTAGATTGTTTGTTGGTCCTAAAAACCTAACAACGATACTTCTATAATTACGCAATTCGTAATATTTTTTATTTTCCATCTTAAATCTCCCACTACCCTGATGGCGGGTAGTTATATTTAGTTGCTCGAAAGCTAAATATAATGGGAAGCTCGTAAGTCGCAAATACGGCACAAAATATTTATTGGTTTTGTTCGCAAACAAAAGCATTAAATAGCTTTGGGCTGTTGCGACTAGAGCGGGGGGTTCATAAACACCACACAATAACTTATAATTGAAATTATCATAATTACCCCTAGACTAATTTGGTTTTTTTCCATTTAACTAAAAGCTTTTTCAGCTTGTTTTACTAAATCTATTGAATGATTCATTAATTCATCAATATCAACTCCTGTAAGTTTGAATTCATTTAGATTACAGAATATTTCAACAGCTAAACCAACAGGGTCTTTTTCATAAGGTTTCATTCTTGCTGTTTTAGTTATCTTTGGAGGCATTATTTTCTCATTAGGTGTTTCATCAAGTTGGATATTTCCAACAATTCCATAAAACTCCCTTAAATTAAAATATGTTTTTCCATCCTTTTCGCTTTGTGCAACTTCAACACTTACTTCTCTGTTTTCATTTGCTTTCAATTCTTTAATTAAGTCAGTTTCAAACGCAGACATCCATTTCCCTTCGTTTGTTTCTTTAAATAAACATTTGAATCTAGTATAATCTTTCCCGCCTTGTGAGGTTTTATCCTCGTGGCTTTGAATTATTAAATTTGTTTTTACCATTTTATTCGCTCATAACCTCCCTTTTAGTAGTGATTTTTCTTTTGCCTCTTGCATCTTCTCCATTAATATCCCTAACTATTCTTAAAAAAAACATTCTCCAATTAAGCTTATTTCCATTCTTTAATTTAAACTTAGCTTTCTCTAATTCTCTAAATTCTTTATCTGTAAATGTTTCGTTTAGTGTTTTCATCCTCTTTCTTTCCTTTCTAATTTACTTCTATTTTCAATAAAAATTCTACAAATTGTTTTAGATAATTTAGTCTTCTTAATTCTTTTCTCACAAATAATATTCCTTACATCAATGTCCCCTGCCTTAATATCCCCTGCATCAATATTCCTTGCATCAATGTCCCTTGCCTTAATATCCCCTGCATCAATATTCCTTACATCAATATTCCATGCATTAATATCCATTGCATTAATATTCCATGCATTAATATTCCATGCATCAATATCCATTGCATCAATATTCCCCACATTAATATCCATTGCATCAATATTCCCCACAACCTTCAGATTAAAATCTCCTTTTATATCTCCTTCTACGGTTATACTTTCTTTAAAGATTGTATCTTTTGTTAATATTAAATCGTGTTTTATTGTTTTCATAAAATAACTAAGTAAGTAACCTTTATATATCTTTAGGTTTAAATTGTTCAAGAATTAATTTGAGTCTTGCTATTTCTGCAATTAACCAATCTTTTTTATATCCTTGTTGATGATTTACAATTTCTTCTTCAGTAACTAAAACTTCACTTTCATCATCTTTTAAATCATATGTTATTGTCATTTGTTTA